GAAGTCCCACACGAACAGCGCAGCCGTCTTTATCGCACCCCACGCGTACTCCCAGATCGTCTGGAACCAGGTGGTCTGCGTCGCAACCCACACGATGCCCGCGACGAGCGCAGCGATCGCCATGACGATAATGCCGATCGGGTTCGCCGTCATCGCTGCGTTCAGCACCCACTGGACAGCGGCCCAGACCGACGTCGCGACCTGCACGATGCCGATGCTTGTGATGTACGCGGCGAGCCCGCCCGCTGCTGCGACAGCCAGAACAGCGGCATGGGCGATGGTCAGCGCAGTAATGACAGCAATGACGACACCGAGCGCGATAAACGCTTCCTTGTTCTGCATCACGAACCCCGCGACCGCAGAGACGCCAGCCCCGGTCGCATTGAACGCCGGGATCATGTTCGTGTTCAGGAACGACGTGACCCCCGTCATGACCGGGAGCAGGGCGGCGCCGATCTTCGTCTTGAGGTCTTCGGTCTGCGCCGCAAGGATTCGCTGCTGGTTCGCCTGGCCGGCGCTCGTCCGGGCGAAGTCACCCTGCGCCGTGCTGGTCTGGGACATGATGAGCGACTGCGCAGCGAGTGCCTTCGTCTGCGGGTCCATCGCGTCCTTGGTGGATGCGATCAGCCCGAGCTTGAGCGCCTCGGCCTTGAGGGTCGCGTCGTTCATGTTGACGCCGAACCGCTTGAGCGGCTCCGTCTCGCCCGTGAGGCCCGACTGGATCGCAGCCAGAGCCTCCTCGGGGGAGACGTTGTTGAACGACGCCATGTCGCCAGCGAGCGCGACCATCTGCTGACTCATGTCGGCGGCGGCCTGGGGTGCCACGTTGAGCGAGACGAGCAGATTGCCGAGGGTGCCGGTCGCGCCGAGGTACGCGTTCTTGCTCAGGCCCATCGCCGTAGCCGACGTCTTCGATGCGGCGAGGATCTGATTGGCCGCAACGCCGAACACGACGCCGACCTTCGACTGCGACTCGTTCAGATCCGACGCGCCGTCGATGGCGCCCTTGAAGAATGCGACGCCCGCCGAGACTGCGAACAGGCCGGCGAGCGGGGCAACGAACTTCTTGGCCGCGCCGAGGATGCCGCCGCCGAGTCGTGTGCCGCCGCTCGTGCCGGCCGTGTCCATCGGGCCGTCGAGTTCCTTGGAGATCGCCGCCGCGCCACCCTTGAAGGTAGGCAGGATCGAAACGAACATCGAGGCGACTTCGGCAGCCACGGGGCACCTCTTTCGTGTTGGTGTCAGGTGGTCTCGAACGTCGCCCGCAGCGCCCGGTACTCAGCGACCGTCATGGACGTTCCGGCCCCGAACGCCTTGGGCTTCGTGTCCCACGGGCGCGGGTACGGCTTCGGCTTGCGCTTCGACTTCGACGTCACGAACGCGTCGTAGTGGTCGACGGCTGCGATCCACTCCCGAGACACCGGGAAGGACCACCCGCCGATGGCCGCCGAGACGTGCGAGGCGGGGTCGAGGGCGAGTTCGTGGGTCAGCCGCCACGCCTCTCCCCACGACATGCTCGCGGGCACGTCGTGGGCCATGTGGAACCGGGTGCGCCAGTCGTACTCAAACGCTGAGCGGTGCTCCTCGAACAGGTCGAGGAGCGTCAGGATTGGGGGAGGGTTGCCCCGCTCGGGTCGGCCGACTTGAACCATGCGGCGACGATCTCGAGGGTCTCGGGGACGGGCTTGTTGTAGAGCGCGTCCAGTACCGTCTCGTCGGTCACGACCTTCTCGAGGCAGACGAACGAGAACTTGAGTTGCCCTTCGTCGCCGTTCATCAGCGCGTCTCGGAACTCGCGGCCGGGGATCGTTGCCAGGACGTCGGACGGCGGCGGGATGACGAACGTCTTGGTGGTGACAGCCTTGGTCTTCGGGTCGGTCACGTCGTGCTCGAACGTGTAGGCACCCGGCTTCTGCGCCTTGGCCTTGTGGTCGGCGGGAGCCTTGCGGGTCGTCGGAGGCATGGTGGAACCCTTCTGGTCTACGCGGAGGTCTACGCGGGATGGGTCGAACACCTGCCGGGGCATCCGCGCAGAAGTACCCCGGCAGGTGGTTCTCAGGACTTGAGCGCGGTATCGTGCACGATCGGCACGGTGTACGCGGTGACGACGCACTCGTAGGCGGTGGCCTCACCGTTGACGAACCCGGTCGGGGTCATCTCGGTCAGCTCACCCTCGGAGACGTACTCGCGGTGGAGGTTGGTGCCATCCACGGCATCGAACACGAACGACTTGCGGCCACCCGTCGCGGCGGGGTCCGCGCTGTAGGTGCCCTCGGTCACCGTCTGGGTGACGGTCGTGCCGAACGCGAACTCGATGGTCGCCTTGTTGGTCTGGATCAGCGTGAACTTGTAGGTGCACTTCGCGTCCGTGATGAGAGTCCTCACGACCGCGTTGTTCTGCCACGCCTTGATGTCCTTCGTGGACCTGGACGGGTCGGGGACCAGGCCGTCCTCGCTGAGGTAGCCGAGACCGACGAACCCGGTCATGGCGGCGATGGCGGTGGCAGGCGCGCTGGCCGTAGTCGGACCGACGCTGACCTCACCACTGATTCCGGTGCGAACTTCGGACGCTGTAAGTGCCATGACGATGTGCTCCTTCGGGGTAGTGAATGACAGCGCATGGCCGTCCGGGATCGTGCAACCGACCTGCGCGCCGGGGACTAGAGGGACGAGCCGCGAATGATCAGCTCGGCCGTCACGTACTGCTTGGGGCGGCCCGACGTCTCGGTGACCGAGTACGGGCGGGACGCGCTCGCCTTGCGGACCGGGCCCGAGTTCTCGGATGCGCCCATGAGCGCGGAGACGAGGTTTGCCAGGGCGCACGTCTCAGCCTCGGACGCACCCCACACCTGCAAGCCGATGCGGGCGACCGCGCGGACGTCGCCGAGGGACTGGCCGCCGTCATCACGGACCACGACCAGGCGCTTGCTGACGGGCCACGGATCGGCCGGGCTGGCGCCCTCGGTCGGGACCTTGTTACGGACGGTCACGCTCGCTGAGTACGACTCGGAGCGCGCGGTCAAGGCTGCCTTGAGGTAGCCGATCAGCCACGCCTCAACGTCGACGTGCACGATGCCGGGCATCAGGCCGCACCGAGGGCGCGGGCAAGGTTCCCGGTCTTGGCTTCGACCACGAGCCCGTGGTCCGTGCCTGCCACGACCCGCTCGACCGCGCGATCCGTGGTGGCCGAGACGCGGTGGATGCTGTCGCGATACGCACCCGTGTCGACTGGGGCGCCAGCGATGGCCGCAGCCTCAACGCGATCAGCATGCTTCGCCAGTTCGGCACGCACGCCAGGATCGACCAGGAGCGCCTTGACGCCGGCCGAGATGAGTTTGACCCCGCTCGCCATCAGCCCTCCGCAACCTTGAGCTCGATAACGAGGCCAGCCGTAACGCCTGTGAACGGGGACACCCACAGGGCCGGGTGGCCTACGACGTCGTAGACGAGGCCCCGGACTCGCAGGCGATCGGACGAGATGACGTCGGGCGCAGAGCGGAAGTAGAGGCGCGGGGTAGTGACCGTCTGCGCGCGGCCTACCTCGGCCGGCTCCAGCGAACCGCCCGGGTCGAACGCCGCGCCCGTCAGGGGAACCTCGACGTCGGCACCCGGGAGCGGGTTGTCGTAGGGGTCGAGGCCGGGAGAGGCGCCTGTGCGGATGCGCCCGATCGTCTCGCCGCGCATCAGGCGCCGTACAGCGGGAGCGCCTGCGTGAGTACCGCTCCGCATGAGCAGTACAGGGCGCCGAAGTTGATCGAGCAGGTGTCGTTGTGCGCGCCGGTGAACGTCGGCAGCGTGTCGATCGAGAACGCGCCCGAGAGTTCCGAGCCCTTGCAGAGATCCTGCAACTGCTCGATCTCGGACGGCCAGAACATGCCGCGGCGAGGCTGCCGCGTGTCGACCGTCTGCCCGAACGGGCCGGCCGTCTGCGACTGCAAGGCGCCGCTGCCAGCCTCAGCCCAGCGGATGATCGCCCCGCGCAGGAGCGCCATCGCCGCAGCGGGGTACGCGAAGTCCTCAGAGGTGATACAGGGGGCGACCCGCTCCGCTGTCGCCAGCGCGTCGTCGATCATGGCCTGAGCCTTCACCGGCTCGATGTCGGCGAACGGCGCCAGATCCGTGAGCGTCAGCACTACAGCGGTCACGAGTCGCCCCCTTGCATCACTTGGTGGACTTGCGAACGGCCGGGGCGCGCTTCGGCGCCTCGACCTTCTCGTCCTCTACGGGCACGTACCCGGCGAGGACCTTGCCGTCACGGACGTTGACGATCACGCCCGTGACGGCGTTACGGAGGCGAACCATCAGTTCGCAACCTTGTCGACCACGGTCGCGTACCCATCTAGGTCCATAACCGCCCATCCGTACACGACCTCGAGGCGAAGCGCGATCTGGTTGGTGCGCTTGAGGTCGCCCAGACCGTCCGGGTCGCCGTACTTGATCAGCTCGACCGGGATCTTCTTCTGGACGCCCCAGCGCAGGAGGTCCCACTGCCCGATGATCGCCTTGACCTTCGTGTCCGCGGCCTCCGGGAGTCCCGAGACGGTCGAGGAGCTGAACGCCTTCAGGCCCTCGAACGAGGTGATGTTCGAGCCGTACCCGAGCTCCGGGTACTTCTTGCGGCCGTCGACGTACCGGGCGGTCGCCACGGTCCACGAGTAGGTCGGGTCGAAGGCGATGCCGTCGGGGATGTACC